TCTTACACAGACTACAGTCTTAAAAGGTGCGTTTAATACTGATCCACATACAAAGAAAGAATTCTTTGACAACATTAAACTACAACAGGAGTTTGCACCTCGATGAACTGGTTTCTTAATTGGCTTGAACGCAATGGCCGTAAGCGTATTATTATGGATCGTGCTGAACACGAGCCGTATCTAGAACGATACTATGTATTGTTTAAAGAACGTGTAAACTTTCCGTACAATGTTTTCCTACATAAGTTCTTAAAATCAGATCCAGACGATGTACATGATCATCCTTGGAATTATGCCAGCCTTATTCTAAAAGGCGGTTATTGGGAATGGCTTCCTGTGTTTAATGATGCAGGCGAAAAAGTTACCGAAGTTAAACAATGGCGTGGTCCGGGAACATTCAGATTTGGTAAGATGAGCACATATCATCGTATTGAATTAGATCCAAGCGTTACTCCTTGGACATTATTCTTTGTAGGACCACGTAAACGCGAGTGGGGATTCCTTGTAAACAATAAATGGATCCATTACGAAACATATCTAGCAGAAAGGAAAGACAATGCCGGCTAAACAAATTATTGATGCTCCTAGCACTTGGACGTCAGCAGATTCAACACAATTTAATGTTACCAGTGTAGTTGACAAAGAAGACGGAACATGGGTATACTATACTAACCCCGCAACAGGACAAGAATTCAATTGTTTGATTGATGCGTTTTTATCAAAATTTCATCCAGGAACTAACTAATGGCAAAAATTAAAGTATCAGAATTGTTTTATTCTGTTCAAGGTGAAGGACGCTTTATGGGTGTTCCTTCTATTTTTTTACGTACATTCGGTTGTAACTTTACCTGTCAAGGTTTTGGTATGCCACGTGGTACATTGAGCACAGAAGCAGATAAAGTAGCAGAACGTGCTATTGAATTTACAGAGTATAAGGGATTGCCGCTAGTATCAACTGGTTGTGATAGTTATGCTAGTTGGCATCCCGCTTTTAAAGATCTAAGCCCTATGGTAGAGATTGAAGGACTAGCAGATTCTATTATAGATCTACTGCCGTTTAAACAATGGCGTGAAGAACACCTTGTTATTACAGGTGGTGAGCCGTTGTTAGGTTGGCAAAAACAATATCCAGAATTGTTAGAAACAGGCCTAATGAAAGATTGTAAGGATATTACATTTGAAACAAATGGCACAATGCGTCTAACAGAAAAGTTCAAAGAATATTTGTCAATGCGTAGCGGGCATACAGAATTTACGTTTAGTGTAAGTGCTAAACTTCCGGCGGCAGGCGAGCCTTGGAAAGATGCTATTAAACCTAAAGTTGTTGTTGACTACGAAAACTACGGTTATGTATATTTGAAGTTTGTAGTGGCTACAGAAGAAGATATCCAAGACGCATTAAAAGCCACAGAAGAATATAGAGCGGCTGGATTCCAAGGTCCAGTTTATTTGATGCCAGTCGGCGGTGTGGAGTCTGTATACGCATTAAATAATAAAACAGTAGCACTAGCGGCTATGAAACACGGACTTAGATACAGTGATAGATTGCAAGTGCCACTGTTTAAAAATGAGTGGGGTACATAATGAACAATTTTATTAAACGTCTTTTTGGTATTAGCAAACTAGAAGAAGAAAAACTCAAAGCAGAAGAGGCGGCAAGAATTGCCGAGGACATTAAACAAAAAGCAGTTGCCAGTGCCGCTGAGTTTCAACTAGCCGCTGAAAAAGCAGTGCTAGGTCCAAAAGAACGTGCTACTGCCGACAAAGAACCGTGGGTGGCTGTATTAAGCACCCATGTTAATAAAGACAACATTAAGAATGGGTTCTTTGAACTTGACTGGAATGAGTATTTTGTGTTACAATTAAAGAGTGCAGGCTATAAAGGCAAGACAGACGAAGAAATTGTGGACCAATGGTTCAGCGAACTTTGTCGTAATGTCGGAGCAGACGAAGGTGTTAATATGGACAGACGAGGTTCTGGATATATTGATGTAAACAGTTTAGGTAATGGACAAGCCGAGGTCAGTTAATGACATATATTTTAGTAGACACAGCAAACACATTTTTTAGAGCACGTCACGTTATTAGAGGAACTACTGAAGATAAGGTTGGTATGAGCATTCATACTGTACTAGGTAGTGTCCGTAAAGCATGGAAAGACTTTAACGGACATCATGTCGTATTCTGTTTAGAAGGTCGCTCGTGGCGCAAAGACTACTATGCTCCTTACAAGCGTCAACGTAGCGACGCCCGTGCCGCACAAAGTCCTAGAGAGCAAGAAGAAGACCGTGTGTTTTGGGAAACGTTTGATCAGTTCAAAGACTTTATTACAAACAAGACTAACTGTACTGTTCTACAACACCCACAATTAGAAGCAGACGATCTTATTGCTGGCTTTATTCAAAGTCATCCAAATGATAACCACGTGATTATTTCAACAGATGGCGATTTTGCACAATTGATTGCGCCTAATGTCAAGCAATATAATGGTGTAATGCAAGTTACAACTACACATGAGGGATACTTTGATGAAAAGGGTAAGCCTGTTAAAGATAAGAAAACTGGCGAAGCAAAAGGCGCACCGGACCCCACATGGTTACTCTTTGAGAAGTGTATGCGTGGCGACACCTCCGACAACATCTTCTCTGCGTATCCGGGAGTACGCGAGAAGGGGACAAAGAATAAGGTTGGTCTCCGTGATGCCTTTGCTGATAGAGACAGCAAAGGGTACAACTGGAACAACATGATGCTCCAAAAATGGTCGGACCACGAAGGTGTCGAGCATCGTGTTCTAGACGACTACAATCGTAATGTACAGTTATGCGACTTGACAGCACAACCGGACGACATTAAAAAACTTATTAATGAAACAATACAAGCATCTAAGGATGCAGAAAAAAATCTAAGCCAAGTTGGAATTCGTTTGCTAAAATACTGCGGCGAATACGACTTACAAAAAATTAGCGAACAAGTACAAAGTTACGCAGAACCATTAAGTGCAAGGTATGTAAATGAAATTAATTAATGCTAAACCTATCATTGACGGAAAATGCTGGATCTTAGAACAAGACGGACAGAAAATTGGCACCCTACGCAAAGAAAAGAAAATCTATAGTGTAGATAAGCAAGGTGTTAAAATGGAAGTAGGTACACTTGACGAAGTCATTGCTAAGTTAGGTGTACATTTTGAGCCTTTTGCAAAAACAAAGATAGCACCTGTTGGCAACCAATTCTCAGTGTACGATTACCCATGTAATTCAAAGCCGTATGGACCGTTGTATAATGTAGTTAAAAAATTGCCTATCTACGCAAAAAGCACAAAGAGCAAAAGTCAGTATTGTGCAGGATACTATGTTATTCAATTCCGCAAAGGTTGGGTTAAATCCTTTTGCCCCAAACTGATCACGTTAGAACGTTATCCATTTAAAGGTCCGTTTAAAACAGAACTTGAAATGAGAACAATATTAAACAATGTAGGAAAAGCAGATGCGACCGCTTAATACAATACCTATTGAAAACTTTTTAAATAAAGTCAAGATAGCATCTAAATCGAATCAGAAAAATCTAACAATATCAACTGACGAAGCCGTACTGTTAGCAGACAGCATTACTACATTAATGGCACGATTGATAGGCAAGTTAGAAGATGATCTGCAAAAAACCGCTGTAGACGAGGTTATAACGGTTAATATGGATGGTGGCGGTTTACGGTAATTTGCGATAAATAAGTACGCACTTTTGGAGCGTACTTATTATGAGCAGGCCTAAGCCAACCGTTTTATTGGAAATCACAAACAAAACTACTTATAAAACAGAACAAGTTTTAGAGGCTGATGCCATCTGGGCTGTCTTTTATCAAGACAAACCTGTTAATTTAAAAACCAGTAGCATACTAGCCGCTGAAGTTGGCCCTAAATACAAAAAGGTTAGTTTTTCAAACAGTGGACATGCCTTTAATCTTGCCGAAAAACTCAACAAAGCCTTTAACTCTCAGGACTTTTCTGTATATAAACTAACTACAGGTGAGAAAGTCCAAGATGAATCAGAAGATTGAACTAACCAAATACATTATTAAGTGTTTAGGTTACCCTGACGACTCCAAAACTTACAAAAGACTCTACGCTACATTTTGGGTAAACCAAAGGAACAAGGCCGTCGGTGGATTACGACTAACTGACACGGGGTTTGAATCATTTGAAAAACATATCAAAGCCTACAAAATAGACATGGAAGACAAGAACCCAAAGTTTGACAACATTCAAATACTTTG